CATCACCTAGTTCTAACCCTACACCATCAAGAGATTTACCATCTCTCATATATTTTTTAACTTTCTCTGCAACCTCACCAGCCTCTCCACACAAACCAAGTGTAGGATATGTCACCTTACATGTGGTTGGATATATTGCGGTTGATCGTGCAAATTCTTGGTATTCATCAAATGTCATTATTATATTTCAACCTCATTTTCATCTTTATTTTCTACATATGATACTCTAACAATAAAGCACATTTTGGGTGGATTTGATAAATATCCACCAAGATGGACTTGATTAGAATCAACCTCGAAACACCCGCCTACTTTCCAATCATAACAGCTGTGTACTGTTAAACCTTGTAATCTTTCTTTAGTACAATGTTTTAAATATTTTTCATATATATCATCATCAATATTATAACCTTCTTTATAATTTAATACCTCGCCAATATATTTACCATTTAAACCATAGTCTTTCCATCTAATTGATTCAATCCCGTAATATCTTTGGTTAAATAATACAGTTGAAGCGCCATGTGTTTCTGCAAACTCTAGTGGAAATAAAAATGTACGCCATGGTATATATACTAAATCTTTATTGTTTCCCTCTTTAATCCACGCTTGTAGACCTGCCATATTTTTAAGGCCTGGCGGCGCATATGCTGCTGTATCGGTGTGAATCCTAGTCCACCTATTAGTTTTTTGTTCATGAAATCTTCCTGATTCAAATTTCCACCCTGTCCCAATTAATTTATTAACAGCATTTTCAATAATTCCAAATATTCTATCTTCTTTATAATAGGAAAATTTAAATATGTTACCGTAATTTGTCTCACTGCACCGATCCATTAATTCCTCTTCACGATAAAATCTAATTAGACTATCTACTTCGGTAGATGTTAAACCTTCCTCATATGTTTCTGGCTCACGATGCATAGACATCATCCAATCTACTTCATCCTGTGGTCTTAATAGATCATTTTCATCTGTCATTCTTTGTCCCATCTATAAAATATATGATCACCAATTTCTGTTGTTTTTTGTTTCTGCTTTGCCCATGAGGGCGTAACATAATCAGCATGGTAAAACAACGCACCGTCTGTTATATCTACAAACTTAATATCATCATGTACTATCAAGGAAGATAAGTCAATGGTTTTTTGGTAAGCTTTTGCATCTTTTGGAATATCACTTTGGCCGTCACAATACCAGCTGAATTGGCATCGATCTCTTATTGGATAATATGTTCCATCGTTTTTCCATGACTTTCTTGTCGGGCCTTGTTTAATAACCTCACATATTGTATTAGGGAATCTATCATCATTTACACGATTAATGACAACAGCAGTTACAGCAATTTTACCTGCTGTACCTTGATCTCTTGCCTCATGATACATATTTAATGCAAGACATTCAATTGTTTGTGTTGATGTGTGAAGAATTTTATCAGAAAATGGAAATATATTAGTAACTCCAATCATTAATATTACAGCTGCAAAATCATTCATTTTATAATTCTTGCTCCATATAATGTTTTGTTAGTGGGCTAGACATTTTATATGCTTCTACTTCCCAAGGTTGTTTTTCATATTTAGTTTCAGTATAATTACGATACTTACCATCCTTACACATCCACATTTGCTTGTGAGAACCGCCCTTGAATTTATCTACCATACGGCCAGTTGTACCTTGCCAAACATGAATCATTTCATGAATAACAACTTCTACAAATTCTTCTTTACTGACTGTTCTGCTTAGACGATGATCTATTTCAATATGAAAATCACGATTATCGTCTCCACGATAACAGAACCCCTCAGCACCGTCTTCAAAGGTCTTAATCAAACTAACTTCAATGTCTAACACACGATGGCGGGGCAACAGCATATCTTTGCACCACCAAACAATATCATCTATTAGTTCACGGTCTTTCTTTAGGCCGCCGGTTACGCATACATTAACCATAAAACCCTCTCTTATTTCTTATCATATATAGATTATACCATAATAAATAATGTTTGTCAATAGGGTATTTTAGAATTGTGCTTCATGGCCAGGCAGAATTTCAGTCGGTTCTGGTTGCATATACGAATCAGTCCAGTTGAAAGCCTCCTTAACTACAGCATCAGATAGTCCCTTATACTTCCTATGAAGGGCTCCATCCTTTGCAGAACAGACAAGATCAGCCTCTTCAGCAGATAGTCCCTCTAGCAGTTGAACAAACATATTTTCACGCCGTAGGGCCGTCAGTTTAGGATTGCCCCCCTTGATGAAGTGAAACAGAAGCCGTGACTCATGGGCCAAGTTTGTATGATCAGTTCCAATTGGAGCATCATTTTTTTGATATGGAACTTCACCTTCAGGCAGTTCCCATTCGATAGATGGGTCAAATGATGCTTTCAAAATCATACGAAGAGGTTCTGTATTGTTCTCTCTTAAAATTCTAATTTTCTGGTCTTTGGTTTTAGCTTTGGCAACCTTACTCAAAACTTCTGAAATTAGCGGCGTCATGTTAAAAATCTCCTATTGATTCCATGAGATTTTTCAATCTCTTTTGTATAAAGTAATTTAATATTTTACTACGATCACCTTCTTTTGCATCATGATATGCCTTTAGACATGCCAAATATATTTCTGGTGGGGATTTTCGTAGATCAATCAGAGTTTCATTTCTCTGATAGTTTCTTTTGATTTCATCGTTGGGTAGAGAATGTTCTACCAATGGACCCTTCCATGCTTCAATCTTTTTCCTTGTCAGGGGCTTTTGTCGTAATCCCTCAGTAAAGGTATGATCTGGCGAAAGGACATTTGGAACACCATCACTAGTGTCACCTTTCAGAATATGTTCTTGTAAATATTCATCTGGATCATGGCCACTAATAAACTTTTTGGTGATAGGGCTATATTGAGAAACGTTCATATATCTTTTCAATTGAATGAAATCCTTATCTCCTGAGAGAATCAAAGTTTTTCCATTATCAAACTCCAATTCTAAAGCAAGAGCAGCAATAATATCATCTGCTTCTGCACCATACACCTCAAGAACTTTATAAGGCATAAATTCAAACATCTCTTCTTTAACTTTATTTAGACAATCAAAAATTGCATCCCAATCGTGACTAGAGCTTTCTCTACTCTTCTTACGATTCATTTTGTATTGGGGGAAGTAGTCTCGCCGCCAATAGTGCTTAGAATCATAACAGATCACCAATTCACCATATTTTCCAAAAAACATCTCACGATACATGCGAATCGAATTGAGGATCATATGGCGAACCATACTATCATCTACTTTTGGTGCCTTTGTCAGGTGTAAATGCATCATAGCACTTGCAACCGAAATTTGGTTCATATCAACTAATATCATTATATTTCATATGAGCGTTAAAGCTCATACTCCTTCTCTCACCTTCACTATAGAAGGGATATACAAAATGTTTCAAGTATGATGGAAACACCAACATCGTTCCTACCTCTGGTTTGAATTTTATAGTATCGCTTCTCATATCAGAGCTTTCACCATACATAAATTCAATCAATCCATTGGTTGGATAGTGATCTGTAAATTCAACGTCAAATTCCTCTTGCATCTTTGGGGGAAGTTTGAGATACACTACAGCAGAAAAATCTCCTGTATGGTGGTGATATGGGTTATATTCTCCAGCGTATTGACTAACTATCCAACTATGCGTTAAATGAATATTGGCCAGTGTTGGTATATTGTTACTGCCTGCAAGTTCATTCCAACCATATGCCCTATTCTTAGAGATGATATATTTAAGATAATCTAAACAGGCCTGCCTCATAACTTTAAACAACATTGCACGATCATCGCTACCATTCACTGGAATTTGGATTTCCTTGTTTACCTTACCAACAAGCTTATGTGACCAATCCCATTTAGCGCTCTTTATATCGTCACTCAAGATATCATCACCAGTATCGTTTATAATTTTAATAAACCTAGCTGGAACCTTAGTTTCTAATATAGTAGGGCTAAATGCTTCAATAAATTTATTTGTCTTTTTCATCATCAGGAGTATCTATTACTTTAGCATATGCTTCTTCATCAATACTAAATAAAAGAGTTTTTGATTCATCATCGTCATCATCAGGATTTTTAACCATTTGTGATTTAACAAAAACATCTATAACTTTTGACATTGGATGCACTATTTCCATCTCTCTATACAAACAACTTCTAACGCCCTCAATAATAAATCCTACATCTTTCAAGAAGGGTTCAGCGTTTACCTCAAAACCATTTTCGCTAAGAGTATGTATCATTTGAACCATAACGCCCTCTGTAAGATTATCACAAAACATAAGGTTTTCTTGGAGTTTAACAATGTCTTCATCGGGTATTATAATTTCCCTATTTGCCTTCCTTTTCCAAGGGCCATGGATTACATTTCCAGTAGGTTTAATTGGACTTTTACACATTGGCATATCTATTCCTACTCTTCCTCTTCTGATTGTTGCATTTCTTTTGTATACACAGTTCCAAGTAATGGATACCATACACCAACATCAAACTTTGGTTGATCTTTCTTTGGACCTTCCCAATAGTATGCTTGAGCTACACATTTACGAGTTATCTTTTTATCTTGATGCTCACCATAGAAATTATCGATATAGTCACCATCCCGCAAAAACTTTTTAAGATTTTTGATATATCCCTCATGAATAAGTTGCCTTGCAGCCGCTCCCTTTACACCCTGTCTATTTAACTTACGCTCTGAATTTGCAAGTTCCGTTTGTATTTTAATCCACTTCTTGACTTTATTTGGATGTACAGGATAATCATCTGGCATATCACGTAAACTCTCATGAATACTAGACATACCATAATTAGGATTCTTTGCAGCTCTTACTGCTCTTGCCTTTTCGAGACGTTCGGCAGCAGCAACCTTTTGATCTTCCGTCATAGGCTTCCGGCGTTTACGAACTTTCTTTCTTTTAGAAGGATCAGTCCAACCTGTATTTTCAGTCTTAGATACTATCTTTTTAGCCATCTTTATATTTATCCTTGTTTTAACCAATAACCAATTAGACCATTTAGAAGAATGGCCCCACCAACAGCATTGACGATAATCAATGATCTGTCATTCCACATAATTGCAACAATTAACCAACCAAATATTCCTAAACATTGAACAATAATGTTATAAGGATATATATTGTTTGCAGCAAGAATCATACCAATAAGCAATACAATAGAACTAATCCATTTAATATACCAATCAGTGGTATGCAGCGGTGTTGAAGTTCTTGTTGCAATTTCGTGAGTCTCCAATTCAATCTCACCCGTTCTTGTCTTTGCTTTGATAACCTTAGTATCCATATTCATCAAACCTTTTATCTAATTCCTTTAAACAACGTCTACGACCAGCTGCTTTTGCCAACCGTTTCTTTTCACCCTTAGTCTGATGATACTCACGTTCTCGTAATTCTGTATAGAATCCTTCTCTTTGCAACTTCTTCTTTAAAATACGCAAAGCACCGTCAACGTTATTATTTCTTACTTCAACTCTCACCTCTATCTCCTTTTGCCTGTAGCAGGGTCTTTCTGTTCTTGTTTTGATAACACTTGACATCCACCTTTATTATATGCCTGACCTATGACATATTGTTT